ACCACAAATTGCTCAATATGCTTTCTATTTGGCGATGCCATTCATAGCATTTAAAGCAACCAATAAATCTGTATCAAAAGAATCAAGTGAATATTCAGCACCTGCTGAACTATCTGAATTGAAATTCTTAAGAAATAATGTATTGGATATAGCTGAATTCTATAAAAGAAGAATGATTAAGTATTTATTGGATCACCCATCTATGTTTCCACAATACAATAATCCTAATTCTCGTGATAATATGCCAAAATCTATTCAATCTTATTTTGGTGGGTTATATATCCCTTATGGATACAATAGAGGATTAGCCCCTAATTATCTTGAACCTTATGGAACTATCTCCCCTTGTGTTGGGTGTGGTGGTTACATTGGAGGTTATAACGGAACAAACCCTTATTAATTATGTGTGATATTAACTATACATTTGAAGAACTATTATATCATCCTAAATTGAGTGATGAATATAAAGTTCAGTATTTTGAAGATATGGTAAATGAAGATGTATTTTGTGATTGGTTTGAATCATTAAATAATCTTGGTATTTCAATCTCTAACTTGGGAATTGATATTGCCGATTTGAACTCATTAGATTACATCTGGGACATTAACGATGAAGATAAAGGTATTCCATCAGAGACAACTCAATTTGCTTCACAGGAACAATTTAGAGTAATCAATTTATATCGTTATATTTCAAGAGAATATGGACCAAGTTATATTGGCCCAAACACAAGAAGATTTTGTAAAATGGTTGTATCAAGAACAAATAATTCTTTGATGAGGTATGAGGATATTGTTAGATTGAATTCACAGAACCCTGGTTTAGGAAAAGGTGGATCTAATACTTATTCTGTATTTGAATGGAGAGGAGGTGTCAATTGTCGCCATATCTGGGTTAAATACAAATACGATACTGAAACAAGAGCTTTAGTTCAGGCTCCAATTACGGAACAACCAAAGAATATACAAGTTGAAGGGCGAGTTCCATACGCAAACGGAACTTTAACTCCACCAGCAAGAAGTTAATTATTCTTCATCTTCTATATCATCACAACAAGTTAGAATTGCTATAAGTAGTTCTAATTGTTTGTCATATTCTTCATCTGTCATAATTTAGTAATTTGATATTTGGGAAATTTGGTTTTACCTAAACGAATATAAGCATCAAATTGATCTGCTGACATCTTTATTTTATTTAATAATTGTTTTTTATTTTTGAAATAATATTTAGTTCCACTATCCATTTGTAATAAATATCTATAATTTGGGTAAAGTAATGTTTTTAATTTTTCTTTTATATTGAATTTTAGAAAATTAAATTTCTTTCTATCCATATTATATTTTTTCTTAATTTCATATTCATCTCCATTGAACAACATAGTTTCAATCCATTCAATTTCAATCTCGTTGAATTTATTTGATTTAACAATCTTTAAAAGATAAGTTGATAGAATATCATTATCTATGTCCTGATCTATCGTTGGATAAGAGATATGAATGTCTGGACTTATTTCAAAACTATCTACTAAATTCTTTTTTGTATAAATCCTATAAATTATTTCATTTTTTAAAGATAAGAAAATATAATTTTTATTATTTTGAACATTACCAGTTAATACTCCTTCTTTTTCTTTAATAAATAAGTTTAACATTATTTTTTGTTTTATATCCTCTTTATCTTCTTTTGTTAATTTAGAATACTTATTAAAGTATTGATAGAATAATTGATTAATATAGTTATTTAATTCTTTATAGTTCATATTGTATTTTAATTCTATTTTTAGGTCAGTAAAGTCAAGTCATACCCCCTACCCCCTAAAAGAAGTATGACTAATAACCTTACCACTATTTTCGAGGCTGATAGTTGTTACAAGTCGTAGAAGAACAGAGCAATCATTTAACAGGATTTTGAAACTTATAATCGTTTCCTTTCATGCTTTCGCCCACTTAACTTACAACAATAAATACTTCTTTATTTTCAAAAGTTCAATAGTAATAGAAAAAAAAATAATAATTTTTCTAAAACTACAAATATTTCATAACAAGATGATATTTATAAATATGGAAACAGAATTATTAAATCAAATAGTTCATTCATTAGAAACTTGGAGAAACCCTGAAACAGTTGGAGAAGAAGTAAGAGCAATGAATGACGCAATTGAAGAAAGATATTCTATAAGTTTAGATCCAATACTGGAAGCTTTATTAGAAATCATTCAAACAAATCCCAACGATAGTGATTTAGGAAGTGCTATTAGAAGGATTTATATACCACTAAAACTACAAGTTAATGGTAAGGGACATCCTGACAGAAATAACAACGCCTAACTCAATTTATGACGAAATTATTGATAATGTAATTCGTCCAAACTTTCATCTAAAACCAGAACTGATAAGTGAATTAGCAATATCCTTTTTGGAAAATGAGAAGAAAGTTAATGAAGTAATCAAACAAGGGTATTTTCTATACTATTTTATACGAGCAGTAAAGAATAATGTTCATAGTAATACCAGTCCATTTTATAAGAACACAGTAATCAAAGATACGATATATTACGACAATATAGAAATCATAGATGATGAAGAACAAATTGATGATAAAATGGATGATGAGGAAAAATATCTACTTATAGATAAATTCTATACCAAAATCCCCAAGACATATATTCAAGAGTTCTTCTGGCAAGAATACTACACCAAAGGAAAAACATATAGACAAATAGCCAATGAGAATGAAAATGTATTTAGTCATTGTTTAGTTTTCCACGAAGTATCAAAAATTAAAAAAATATTAAAGCAGCATATAGAAAGTAAGAAATAAATTGTTTATATTTGTAGTATAACTTTAAATCATCAAATATGTCTATTTACGAAAACTTTATGGAAGAAGCTTTATTCTTTCATCGATTAAAACAAGAACAGCAATTAAGAGAATGGTCTGACTTAATGGATCAAAAAGAACAAGAAGAAAAAGCCTACGATAAAATGGCTGAAGAATATTTTTGTTCATTACAACAATATGAAATCTGTATGATGGAAAAAGAGTATCGTAGAATTGAAGAATGGGAAAAAATATAGTAATAATTTAAAAACAAATAAAAATGGCACAAACACAAGGAAAACAAATCAGCACACAATCAAATCTTAAATTAGTAGTTGAATATATGAACTGCTGTGATAAATGTTTAAGTATGGTTGAAATCATTCAAATCGTTACAGTATTAAACGATTTTGTGGAGAATGGATATTCCAAAGAACTGAAAGAAAGATTTGATAAAATAGATCAAATAATCTTTGGAAGACAACCATTGTGATGATAGGGGGAATAATTCCCCCTTTTTTTTATTCTATTCACAACAAAACCAAAACTCCATATATTTATAATAAAATAATAGATATATGATTACTCAAGCGTTTTACGACAAAATGAATTATTTTGTTAATTTAAGAAGATTTACACCAGAAGATGCCAAAGAAATGGAAGCAGCGATTAGAACAACCTTCAATCCATCATTTACAATATGCACCCATTGTAGAGCAGCAATTCAACACGCTCAATTAATGATTAAGAATTGGTTGTCAGAACAACAAATAATCGAAGATGTTAAACTTATGGTTGAAACTGAAGAACCTTTATTTGATATGCCAATTCCTGAAACAGTTGTTGATGAGGTTGAAGCTGATAAACAAGGATGTTCAAAGTGTAATAGAAAAAGAAAAAACAAAGGATAAAATGAAAATAGATTTAAGATTAGGGGATTGTATTGAAATCCTAAAAACATTAGAAGACAACTCGGTAGATAGTATTGTAACTGATCCTCCATACGGATTAGAGTTTATGGGAAAAGAATGGGATAGTTTTATTAAAGGAGGAGGAACAGGATGGAAAGCAGGTCAAATGGCAGATACACAATCTCTACCAGATAATAATAGTTTCAAACAAAAAGGATTTGGAAAACTTCCTGTTTATAGAGGAATGAGTGATAAACAAAAAATGACTTTTCAGGAGTTTTCATATAATTGGGCTAAAGAATGTTTTAGAATATTAAAACCAGGAGGACATTTATTAGCCTTTGGTGGAAGTAGAATGTATCATAGATTAGCTTGTGGAATAGAAGATGCGGGGTTTGAGGTAAGAGACCAAATTATGTGGATTTATGGATCAGGCTTCCCCAAATCACATAACATCGGTAAAGCGATTGATAAGATACAAGGAAACGAAAGAGAAGTTGTTGGTAATAAAGGTTCTTATAGAGATATAAGAAATGGTAGTTTAGACCCACAACTAACACAAGATAGAGATAGAATAGAAGTATTAGAAACAAAAGGACAAAGTGATTGGGAAGGTTGGGGAACAGCATTAAAACCAGCACACGAACCAATCTGTATGGCAAGAAAACCTTTAAGTGAAAAATCAATAGCACAGAATGTATTAAAACACGGAACAGGTGGAATAAACATAGATGGTTGTAGGATTGGAAATGAAACCATAACAACAAATGGAGTTGGAAGTAATTGGCAATATAAATCAAGGAATGGAATAGAACAAGAAAAACAAGAACCATACGAAGGTAGATTTCCTGCTAATATAATGTTTGATGAAGAGGCTGGTAAGATACTGGACGAACAGAGTGATAAAGCATCAAGGTTCTTTTATTGTCCCAAAGTATCCAAGAAGGAACGAAACGCAGGTTTAGAAGATTTTGAGAAAAAAGTTAATAAGTTTGGAAACCAAAAAAATGGGGAAGATATGGGTAATAAATCTGTTAATGATAAATTTACAACACAACCAAGAGCAAACAATCACCCAACAGTAAAACCAATTGCTTTAATGGAATATCTAATTAAACTTGTAACACCAAAAGGTGGAACTGTTTTGGAGCCATTTATGGGTTCAGGTTCTACAGGGATCGCAGCAAAAAACTTGGGAATGTCCTTCATAGGAATAGAGAAGGAAGAAGAATATTTTGAAATTGCTAAACAAAGAATAAATGGGAACTAATATGATATTAGAAGGAAATTGTTTTGACTTAATAAAAACATTAGAAGATAATAGTGTTGATTTAATTATCACATCACCCCCATACGCAGACATCGTAAATTATGGAAATAATGTTTCGATCAAAAAACCAAAGGAATATTGTGATTGGTTATTACCCATATTCAACGATATACACAGAGTATTAAAACCAAGTGGTAGTTTTATATTAAACATAAATGATAATTGTTCTAATGGACTACGAAATCCATTTATCTATGAATTGATATACAGAAGTCAAAAGGAAACCAAATTAAAGTTTTATGATACTTACATCTGGCATAAGTTAAATGGTATTCCAAATGGAAGTCCAAAACGATTTAGAAACAATACAGAGTTCATATTTCATTTTGTAAAAAATCAAAAAGAATTAAAGTTTAATATGGATAGGGTGATGGAAGAACCAGCAAAAGCCACAAGTGATCGTGCTAAATATCCTTGGCATATTAAAAATCACGGTGTAATAAAAGATGGAGAACGAGTTAAAGAAAGTGAAATTGATTATTCACCAACAAAAGTTAGACCTGATAATGTTTTTAGATTTAAAACAGCAGGAGCATCAAGGGACAATCATATAAAACATCCAGCACCCTTCAATAAAGAATTACCAAGTTATTTTATAAAGTTTCTAACAGATGAAGGGGATATGGTATTAGACATATTCGGTGGAATTGGAACAACCAACTTGGCAGCAAAAGAATTGAATAGACAACACATATCATTCGAACTGAACCCCAAGTATGTTGAGTTTGGAAATAAACGAATAGAAGGAAAAGAATTAAAAACTTATTCAATTAATCAGTATGATTTGAAAAACAACTTTATCCGTAGTTGGAATACTATTACCGAAATAGAAAACACATTAGGTTTTGATAGTCATAATCATATTGAAGATTGTATAAGAAAGGGTAATCAATCTGCCTATGGATATAAATGGAAATTAGAAAAAACAAATGAACTTATCAATTAAACATAAAGCGTTCTGTGATGAGTATTTATCCAATGGACTAAATGCAACTCAAGCCTACAAATCTGTCTATAAAACAAATGATAAAGTATCTGAAGCAAGTGCATCCAGGTTGTTATTAAATGTTAAGGTGAAGGAATATATCCAAAAACAACAAGAAAAGACAGCAAAACGATTAGAAATAAGAAAAGAAGACCTGATACAAGACCTTCTAACAATCAAGGAGAACAATATGGAAGATGCTCCCCCATTTGCTATTAAAGCTATTGAGGTCATCAATAAGATGTTAGGATTTAATGCATCAGAGAAACAAGAAATAACCATAACAGAACAACCACTATTTTTGGATGACGACACAGAATAAAGTAATAGAAGGAGATTGTATAGAAGAATTAAAAAAATTAAAGGATGGTAGTATTGATTGTATTATTACATCACCTCCTTATTGGAAGGGATTTGCTTATGAAGCATATTTCAATTCTTATGCTCAATATATTAGATGGACAAAGAAATGGTTAATTGAATGTAAAAGAGTTCTTAAACCAACAGGGACATTATGGTTAAATGTGATAAATGATAGTGAAGTAACTACCAGAGCATTTGAGATATTAAATATCGCAACAGAAGAATTGATGTATAAATTACACGATACGATAATATGGTATAGATTTAATCAACAACCTTGTAATTCTAATAGACAATTAACCAATCAGGTTGAATATGTCTTTATGTTAAGACATACATCTGCTGGTGTTGATTTAAATAAAGAGGAAGCATATAATAAAAACCCTACTATCTTCAAAACAAAAAATGTGGGTAATGTTTGGGAAATACCATTTAATCAAGGTAATAAAGTATCCAAGAATGATTTTGGTAGAAAAGAAACTAAATCACAATATGGACACGGGGGATTTCCAATAGCCTTACCTGAAACTTGTTTATTATTATCAACAAAAGAAGATGAGATTGTTTTAGATTGTTTCGCTGGAACGGGAACTACAGGTTTAGCAGCAAAAAATAATAATAGACAATATATTTTAATTGAGAAACAAAAAGAATATGTTGATTTAATGAAAGAAAGAGGTTTGTGAGTAAATTCATTTACACTTCAGCTTTAAGGAAGATTAGAAGAATGAACTCCCGTATAAAAGTAATACAGGGGGGAACATCAGCATCGAAAACTTTTTCCATTTTAGCAATCCTCATAGACAAAGCAATCAAGACCTCTAATTTAGAAATCTCTGTTGTATCGGAATCAATACCTCATCTTCGTAGGGGAGCAAATAAGGACTTCTTGAAGATTATGAAAGAGACTGGTAGGTATATACCTCATCATTATAATAAAACTCTTTTACGATACGAATTTAGTAATGGATCTTATATTGAATTCTTCTCTGCTGATGACGAATCAAGATTGAGGGGAGCAAGAAGAAATATCTTATATATGAATGAGTGTAATAATATCAACTATGATGCTTATCTTCAGTTACAGATTAGAACAGGTGGGGAGATATATTTGGATTATAATCCCACTTCAAAGTTTTGGGTTCATACAGAAGTATTGGGACAAGATGATACTGAACTATTGGTATTGACCTATAAGGATAATGAAGCTCTATCTAATGAGATTGTAAAACAATT